ATGATATTGGCACTCCTACGTCTTACACTGACGAATATGCATTACACTCCTTAAGTGACCACCCTATTGTCTTTGCAGTCATAATCATATTGTCTACTGTCTCTTTTTCACTGACTTGTCTTCCTATTTTTGTTAGGAAATCATCTCCTGTTGTCTGGGAGTCATACTGGTAGTCACTAAATTTGTACATTCCTTTTCTGTCATAGATTGGTTCCTTAATTGACCATCTACACTTAACCTCGTTTTTATACATCATGGACACGACTATGACAAATGTAGCGGATCTTGCACTGTTGTCATCACTCGTTGTTATGTCTCCACTGGGTTGTTGTCCTATTATATCAATGCTTATGCCCCATGATGACTCTATTTTCCTTCTCAACATCACTTGATACTTTGACGTTATGTACATTATGTGTCTCATCTTGTCCTTATTTGTCTTTGTATTATCATTCATTACATACCTTAATCTAGCCATGCAATTTCCTATTATCATTACTGGGTGTTGATGCCCGTCAAAGTCGCTAAAATCGCCAGTTATGTATATTTTATTTTCAAAGATATCTATAAAACATGGTAAATCATGTTCTATCACCATTCCAATAACAGCCGGGAGTCTATATGAGCTAACAGATAATGAATCATTATACTGTCTGAAAAACGCTAGGTCTGCAATTCTTATTGGCAAGTGAGGTGCTTGCATTAATCTTGTGATTTTGACGTCTCCATTCTCATCAATAGGGAGTATTTCTACTTTCCTATACAACATGTATGTGTGTATTCTCTCATTTCTGTCTGAATTACACTCTCTCACATTTATTATGAATTTCGTACATTCATACCAGAAGTTTGCCATACGTTCAAACGATGTTGTCTTCCAATCTTCCTCAAGTATCGTCTGCTTTGCCCATTCTCCAGCCGATCCTGATGTCGATAGTGCTTTAAGTATTGAGGCTTCAATAGTATCTTCCTTTACTATATCCATGTTACCATAATATTCCTCAATTTTATCTGCAAACCACATAATAGTTTCTGTGTCAGTATCCCTCTTCCCTGTTCCTAGTCGCTTAATTATTGCCTTCACATGCATTTCATCTGATTGGTCTGCTGGTAAGTAATATTTGCAATAATCAACCATATAGTCAGGCAATTTTATAAAATCCTCAAGTTTGAACATCTCATCATTCTTCACTCTATTTCTGTCTGGCTGATTTGCTAAAATTGATATTGCTTTAACCTTCTCATTAGTCATACCCCTGTTTTTCCAATAGCTGTCTATATTATTTGGTTCATATAAATTATATATTTCACTCCATTTTTTGTTGTAAGTTCCCATAATCTGCTTATTGAAACTCTTAATGAATATTTTATTTATATTTTCGTATATTTGATCTTCATCATGTAATGTCAATATTCCATATATCACACTCATCACTGATTTTATAAATTCAAGTTTGTCCCATTCATATATTTTTACAGTTGGTTTTACTATTATATCGATTATCATGGACACTTTCAACATCACATACACACAGTGGTAATATACAATTACCCCCAACAACTTTATTTTTGTCTGAAACCCTATTGTTAAAAAGACAACAATTGCTATTAATATTGCTATCTGAACC